AAACCACGGCTGCAACCGTGGCTAAGTACACTCGCAAGGAGTTTTCAAAATATGGAGCAATTATTAAACATCTCAACACAAAATGCAAGCACTTTGACGATGAGTAGTCGAGAGATTGCCGGGTTAATAAATAAAAATCACAGTGATCTATGTCGCTCAATCGAAAGACTTATTGCAAAAGGTGTTATATGGGGGTATCAGCCAACGGCTTACACCCACCCACAAAACGGACAGACTTACCGCGAATACCAATTAAATAAACGGGATAGCCTAATTGTTGTTGCTCAAAATTGCCCGGAATTTACAGCGGCGGTTGTTGATCGCTGGCAGGAGTTGGAAGAACAACGAAAACCGAGCGCATTTTTACCGGATTTTACCAACCCGGCAGAATCCGCGCGGGCGTGGGCGGAGGAATACGAAAAACGGCAGATTGCCGAACAGCAGGCAGCATTAATGAAACCTAAAGCGGACTTTGTGGATAATTACGTATCCGCTGGTGGAAGTAAATCCCTGCGCGAAACCGCAAAAATCTTAAAAATGCCGGAGCGTGATCTAATCATGAAATTAATCTCCGACAAGTGCTTATACCGAACATCGGGCAAGGGTAATCTACTGCCGTACCAATCCCGCCACTCACAGGATCTTTTTACAGTCAAAACAGGCGTAACAGACAACGGTCACAATTACACACAAACACGCGTAACCGCTAAGGGGATCCAGTGGATCGCTAATCGTTATGCATCGGAGTTAATGTCATGAGTATGCGTTTAATGGCTCAAGCAATGAGTATTAAAGTCGGTAATCCATTGCGCAAGCTGGTATTAATCAAGTTAGCCGACAATGCCAATGATGACGGTATTTGTTTTCCGAGTTATCAATATATTGCCGATGTGTGCGAGATCTCCAAAGCGAGCGCTAGAACGCATATTGATGCGTTAATTGAAATGGGCTTTATATCCAAAAAAGCCAGAAAAAACAAAGACGGCTCAAGCTCAAATTTATACATATTACACCTTGAAAATGGTATGCCAGCAGATAGCACAGGTATGCCAGCAGATAGCACAGGTATGTCAGCAGATAGCACAGGGGGTATGCCAGCAGATAGCACCATAACCTATCACTCTATTAACCAGTCAAGTAACCTTAAAAAAACTAAACAAAAAAGTGCGGTCGTTTTGTTGGGTGAATTTGGGATTGGCGGACAGCTTGCCGAAGATTTTATTGCTCACCGTAAATCCAAAAAAGCGACTATTACTGAGACAGTGCTTAAAGGATATCTGCGCGAGGCAGACAAGGCAGGGATACCACTAGCGGAGGCAATCGAAATATCAATTATTCGCAACTGGCAGGGCTTTAACGCTAACTGGGATTGGAAAGGCACTGCGACGCACAACAAGTATCAGCCAAAATCAACTCAATTTGCCGATAATGGCACCTGGGCAAACGGCAGAGTGATAAACGTTGATTTACCGGAGGGGTTATTACGATGAGTAATTTAACCGTACAAGCGCAAATTAAAACATCTCAGCAGCAAGTTAATGATAATGCTGTAAAACTAATCGACCGCATGTTTAGACGTTTGAAATCACTAAAACCTGCGTGGCGACGCGATTTTGACACAATCGAGGACTACAACTATACAAAACAAGTATGGTTTGAGGAGTTGGCAAAAGCTGGGGTTATCACACCACAAAAATTAAAACGTGGTTTAGATATTGCCGCCACCAACAACAGCCCATTTTTCCCATGCGTTGGGGCGTTTATTGAGTGGTGCAACACAACAGACTATGCCGAGCTTGGATTACCTACATCAGACGAGTTACCGTCACGAGTGAGTAAGTTTCAGAGTTTTTATTGCACTGATGATGAGTTTAAATTTGAGTTTAAATCCAACGCCGAATACTGGCTTTTAACTGACTTATGCGGACGTAGCAGACGTGATCAATGGACGCAATCTGAATTTAACAAACAATGCGAACAAGCGCTAAAAGCAATGGTAAAACGCATTGAGAGCGGAGAGGAGATACCGGAGCCGCGTAAGCAACTTACGGAGCAAACAAGCGTGCCGACAACACCCGAAAAAGCACAAGAATACATTAACTCAATCAAAGCAATGTTTAAACCTAAGGCGGCATAGATGACAGCCAAAACAAAACAGCAAAAAGACAGCTACCAAACACCGATAGAATTTTTTAATTATTACGACTATCAGCACCAAATAACAATGGATCTTTTCGCGAGCAAAGATAACGCATTAGCGGCAGAGTTTTACACCCAAGAAAACAGCTTTTTTGACGCATCGCCCGCTGATTTAACGGATTATGTTTGTTGGGCCAATCCTCCATACAGCAACCCTAAAAAATACATTAAGTCGCTGGTGGAATTGTTTAACGCGACACGTTGCAAAATAATTGCACTTTTGCCAGTTGATTTTTCAACCGAGTGGTTTGGTTTAGTTTTAAACAACGCTACGGAGATTAATTACATCGTCGGAGGACGGATTCCGTTTGTTAATCCTGTGACGGGCAAGGGCGAAAAAATCATGCGTGGGAATCTGGTCGCGATATTCGATCCAGCACACAAAAATAGCCCGCAGGTGACACGTTACATCGACATTAAAGACATTTACCGCTTTGTCGGCAAAGAGTACAAGCCCGCGAGAGGTAAATAATGCGTGCTTTGTTATTAACCCCGTATATACAAAACGATTTGGGTTTGCTGATGTTTCGCCTGCCCAAAATCGACCGCACTTTGCTTGATAATCGCTTTCTTTTGATTCCAGCTCCCGCCGAATTTGCGCGGGAGAAATCAGGGTTGGTGGACTATCAGGGACAAGACGACAATCAGCAAATCAGCCACCACATTGCCGGATTTATTGCAAGTCCCGAAGTGCGGTCAAAATTAGTTAAGCCCGCATTGCTAAAAGAATTTGTTGGCGGCATTAAACAATGCCAGTTACGCGATGGCGAATACTGCCACCACGAATTAACCGTTACCGAATTTGCTGGCGGATTTATCCGCACTTGCTGGCATCATGACAATCAAGTGCGCGCCGGAAAAATCGACGAGCAAAAAGTCCGCGCGGTGGTGGAAAGCAATATCCAGCAGTACATCATCTCACGCATACAGCACGATTTGGGGCATAACCGCACTTTAACGCTGGCGGACGTGGTTTTATTTGCGGCAAAGCACGGATTACCGCTATCAGACAAAGCGCTACGCCGTTTTTTCAAACTTCCACCACCGCGCACGGACAATAAAGAGTTTTCGCTCGGCACCGAGGTTTTTAGTCAGCCGTACTACAACAAATTACAAAGTGCGGTATTAAAACTCAAGGTCGATGAGGATCCGCCGTTACAGTACATGGCACGTCCAAAAGCGCAATTTATCAGATCCGAAAAATGGCTTAGATGGGTTAAATCACAACCCTGTGTCTGCTGCGGTAAACAAGCGGACGACCCTCACCACTTGATCGGCTTAGGTCAAGGCATGATGGGCGGTAAGGATAACGATACGGCGACAATTCCGCTTTGCCGATATCACCACAATGAGCTACACCAAAACACAGCGGAGTTTGAGCAAAAATATGGGACTCAAGCGCAGTTATGGTATGAGTTTTTTACATACTCGATCAAAGTCGGTGCGATTGAGATCGCTTAAAAAGGAGGATTTACCCGATGCGGATATTTCTTACTCTCCCATTCCCGCCAACAGTTAATACTTATTGGCGCCGTGTTGGTAGCAAAACATTAATTAGCCAAAAAGGGCGAGCTTACGCTGAGCAGGTTGCATGGATTACAAGACATTCTGCGAGATTTCCAGTGGGTAAACGTGCGGCGGTAGTAGTTGAGGCGTATATGCCGGATAAACGCAACCGTGATTTGGATAATCTTTTTAAAGCACTGCTAGATTCATTGGTTAAAGCCGGTGTGTTGGTGGATGACAGTGTTATAGATGATCTCCGCATTATACGGAGCGGAGTTATCAAAGATGGTAAAGTATTAGTAAGCATTGATGAGGTTGAGGATGGATCGCAAAGACGTTGTTAATATTTTAAAAGGCTACGGGCATTGGGGTAATTGTCGATACGGGACGGAATATCCGCGCTTTGCGCTGAGTATGCTTAATCTTGAGCAAACTTGTTATACCGGTGGTCGTTGTACCGACGCACAAGGGATGTTGCTTGATGAGATGGTTACGAGATTATGGCATATTAATCAAGAGTATCATCAATTATTGGTGGCGCACTTTGTATATAACAAGACGCAAGATGAGTTAGCAACAGCACTTGATGTAAGTCGCCGAACAGTCAGAGATAAGCTTGATGCGGCAATTTATATAATGTTAGGTATGATTATTCACGATCCAAAAATTTACGCTACTTTGAGTTTTTTGAAAATATTTTAAAAATACTTGCAAAAGTGCCGCCTTTGACCTACTATATACAACATATAGTGGGTTTTCTTTATTTAAAACACTATATATGGTTTTAAGATTGGTTCATCAAACATCCTTAATACTTATTGCAACACCCTGATCGGAAACGGTCGGGGTTTTTTATTACCTAATTTCAAGCTCACGTTAACGCGTGGGCTTTTTTTTATTGCCGTGAAACACGGCGGAGAAAACAATGCCGATGAAAGAGCCTGATGTGTGGGCAATGATTATTGCCTGGCTACAATTAAATTTTGGTAACGGGACAATTCACAGTGCCGGTGCCGCAATTTTTATGTCGCTTTTACGAATGGGATTTATGCGCAAGAAACCTGCATTTCGCTACGTATTTATTGATGCAATGATTTGTGCGTCTATAGCCGGGGTTACCGTGCCGATATGTACTCACCTTGTAGGTCATGCGGAGTTTTCCGGCTTTCTCGGTACGATGATTGGCTTTATCGGCACCGAGAAGATCCGCGAATTTTTATTTAAATTTATCAACCACCGAGTAAATGACGGTGATATTAGTTATAGACGCAGCAATGGAAGTAAATACGATGATGATAATTTCAGAGAGTAAATTTAATCAGGTTTTCCCGCATGCGAAAAAAGGCATTTATGCGGCGATTGAAAAGCAAATTGAAAAAGCCGGCTGTGTAACTAAAATCCAACAAGCGATGTTTTTAGCGCAATGCGGGCATGAGAGCGGAGGGTTTTCCGTTTTTACCGAAAATCTAAACTACTCCGACTATGCGCTAACTCAAGTCTTTCGCAAGGATGTTGCCCCTCTAACAGCTAAAAAATACGCTCGCAAGCCGGAACAGATCGCTAACCGGGTGTATGCCAACAGAATGGGTAACGGCGACGAGGAAAGTGGCGATGGCTGGCGTTATCGTGGCCGTGGAATTATCCAAATCACCGGCAAGAAAAACTATATTGCTTTTCGCAACTGGTTGGGGCGTGATTGTGCATTGCACGAGTTGGCGGAAGACTTGGATTTAGCTGTTTTAGCGGCTGTGTGGTACTGGCAGACAAACGAATTGGCAAGTCTAGCAAGCGTTGAAAAGGTTACTGTCCGAATCAATGGCGGAACAAACGGACTTGCTGACCGAGTGGCGTTATATCGCAAATTAATGGCGTAATTATGATTGGATTAAATCAAATATTCACGGCTGCAATTTTGGGTTTGAGCGGTTGGATTTGGTATCAAAGCAATACAATTTCTGACATTCGCGCCGAAAACCAAGCTCAAGCCCAAACCATAAAAGCGCAACAAGAAGTCAACAAGGTCTTAAATGTTGCACTACAACAAGAGCGTGCTGCGGTAATTGAGCAACAACATAATAATAACGAAATTGAACGGATGGCAACAGAAAATGCTGAATCAATTAAAACGATTATTAAGACACAACCTTGCGCCAATACTCGTCTGCCTCAGTCTGCTCTTGAGCGCCTGCGGAAGTAACACAACCAAGACGAGCTATATCTACCCTCCTCAAGCTTACACGGTGCCATGTGCTAAGACAGCATTTACCGGTGAGACTTACGGTGATGTAGTGTTGCAATTAGTCAAGGTAACCGCAGAGCGAGACAAGTGCGCAAGTCAAATAACAAACATTAACAAGTGGATTGAAAGCACTAAGAGCAGTAAGTAATCTAAGGTTGATTTATTCTTTTGTGGTAGTAATATCTCATAAGTTAAAAAGATTAACAGGGATAGCAATGGAAGATAATAAACCACACTACGAAAAGGAATATAAAATACCCGGATTAA